ACGCTGGTATAGAGGGGGCGGGGCACGCCTGGCGGCCGACGCGGGGCCCGCCGCCGGTTCCGACGGCGCCGGTGCTCACCCAAACGCTCGGCGTCCTGAGCGTCTACTGGGACGGCAAGGGCACCGGCGGGGCGGGCATGCCGGCCGACTTCGCCGGCATCGAGGTATCGGTGCGCGAGCCAGGGCTGACCCCCCAGCGATTCACGGACATGCCGGTCCCTCTCCAGCGGACCAACCTGGCCGGCCTGGAGATTCGCGAGTGGGAGGTGCGCCTGAGGTCCTACGACCGGGCCGACAACCACTCCGAGTGGGGGCCGGGCAGCCGCATCACGCTCAAGCAGAACGTCGACGCGGACGCTATCGCGAAGCAGGTCGAGGAGAGGCTCAAGAACAGTGACGCGATGCAGCAGGCGGCTCGCGAGGGCACGCTCAAGGAGATGAAGCACCTCACCGACGCGATGACTCAGGTCGCCGTCAAGCTTGTCTCGTCCGGACCCGTCCCTCCGGATAGTGGGACAATAGGATCCAGCATGTGGATTGCACCCGACGGGCGAATCTTCGTCCTCAGAGCAGAAGGAGACCAGTGATGAAGGCCTACACAGCGACGAAGCAGTGGCGTGACGGGTTCGGCGCTAATGAGACCCGGATCACCGCCGCCGACCTCACCCGCATTGAGGACGGCATCTCCGCCGCCACTCAGGGAGTGACCAACCTGGAGACGAAGGTCGCCGGACAGCCCGCCGAGATTTTGAAGCAGGTCCAGACCATCGCACAGGGGATCCGGGACATTCTGAGCAAGGCCGTACCGGTCGGCATGATCGCCCTGTACGGCGCCGAAAGGGACCCGGAGGGGTGGATGCGCTGCGACGGACGCCTGCTCGACCGCACCACCTATGCGAAGCTTTTCTCGGCCATCGGCACCGCCTATGGATTCAGCTCCGCCACCAACTTCCGCCTGCCCGACTTCCGGGACCGCTCGGCCGTCGGTACCGGGAATATTTACCAGGTCGGAAACAAGGGAGGGTCCGGGTCTATCACGCTGAACGTCCAGCAGCTGCCCGCCCACACTCACGAGATCAGCGAGGTGGATGACGTCGCTGCCCGCTTCCAGGCCAAGAAGGCTAACCAGGACATCGGGTCGGGCGATTCCGGGAATGGGTACACCTACCTTACCTCCACGGGCACCAGCCGCGGTGGCCGGTCCCCGATCGCCGCCACAACCGGCGGGTCTCGGCCCGTCGATATACGGGACCCGTACCTGGCCTGCCCCTACATCATTAGGGTTGCATGATGGCAGGGCCCGCGACTCGAGACGACGCCCCCCAGGGAGGCCGGGGCGGTCAGTACGTCACCGTCCCCGCGTTCGCCGCCCTGGGCCACTCGACCCCGACGAGCTCGCGCACCGCGCCCGGCTCCACCATCGTCTACTCCCCGAAGGGCTGGCGCTGGGAGGAGGCCAGTGACGACTACTCCAAGGCAGTCTCCAAGCTCACTGCCGCGACCATGGAGTCGGCTGTCCGCCGCGTCAAGTCCTCCATGGGCGAGGTCTACTACATCCGAGGCACCTCCGACACTCGGCCGCCGTTCGACGGCACTATCCCTGGCGACACGTGCCGGGTCCAGGACGCACAGACCCTTGACATCGTCGCGGAGTGGCGCTGGGACGGTTCCTCCTGGGAGCGCATGCGCGTCACGAGCGAGCAGATCAGCAACCTCGACGTGGGGAAGCTGACAGCGGGCTCGGCCAACATCGCCGAGGTCACGGCAAGGAAGATCGCCTCCGACGTCGGCCGCTTCCTTGAGATCACCTCGGACCAGCTCACCGTGACCGGCAACGCCTCCTTCGTGAACGCCACCGCCCACCACGTGTGGTCGGAGATTGTCACCGCCGGGCAGGGAGAGTTCGAGAAGATCACGGCCGGCATGCTGGAGGCCAACTCGGTCAGCGCCTCCAACATCCAGGCCGGAGCGCTCGACGGTAAGGTCATCACCGGCGCCACGATCCAGACCGATCGGGCCAGTAACCGTGGGCTGAAACTGTCATCCGACGGCCTCCAGGTCTACTCCCCCAAGGGGTGGAAGTCCCTGGACATCGATGCCCGCACAGGTGAAATCACCCTCAACGGCAGTCTCGGACGCCGAGACTCGTGGTCGAAGGTCTGGTTCAATGACATCGTGTGGGCGCAGACTGGCACCGATGTCGCTCGGTCTGGGGCGAAGATCGGGTGCGGCCTGGCGTTCAACTCCCTGGAGGACGACTGGGAGGATGCCGCTATCTTCATCCAGAAGGACGCCCATACCAATGCGCCCTCGATCACGCTCCAGTCGGCGGCCCCTAAGGGCGCTACAGCTAGGCCGTCCCTTATTCTGGGTACTGAGCAGGTGTCCATCGATATCGGGCCTAACGGCAACCGGGGGACGCTGGCGATTAGTAGGTACGGGTTCTCCTCGAGAACCGGCAGCTCCTCCCTCGCCTTCAACGACTCCGGTATCTCCTACCGGAAGACCAACGACAACAACTTCGCCTACTTAGGCTTGGGGCGGGACTTCCTCAGCTTCGCCACGCTGGGGAACAAGAACACCGGAATGTGGGCGACCTCCAATGGATTGGAGGTCGCTTGGAGACTCAACCCCCACATCTACCTGGATAACTCCGGCATCCAGATGACTGGCAACAAGAAGTTCATCATGCCGGTCCCGAGGCTGACCAAGGAGAGGGGCATGTGGCTGTCTCACTCCTGTACCGAGTCCCCCTACGACGGCATCGAGTACTGGGAGAACCTCACGCTAGACGAGGCCGGTCACGCCTCGTGGGCGCTGCCGGACTACGTGCCCCGGATCGCCTCGCCCAGGGCCCCGTGGGTCGTCTTCGCCTCAGGCACCGCCTCCGCGGCGCTGGACAGGTCCAATCCCGACGAGTGGGTGGTCCGCGTCTCCGGCGATCCTGGCGCAGCCGTGGACGTCCTGGTCAAGGGCGCCCGCATGGTCGATTTTGGAGACGTGGACGCAGCCGGTGAGCCGGTACTCCAGGACCACTCCCGGAAGTCCCGATGGAGTCTGCCACCAGACCTCAACGGAGGCGGGGCCCCTGGCGAGGGCGATTCGGCCTCAGAGAACGACATGACTCTGCCCGGCACGTACTATGGCCCTGCCCCTCAACCAGCAGATTGGAGCAATGACAATGGAAGCACAGGCCAGCCAGGTTGACGCGCTCGCCGTGATCGACGCGCTGACGATGGAGATTGCCGCCCTGACCCGCCGGGCCGTGGTGGCTGAGCAGCAGGTGGAGGCCCTTATGGCCGAGCTAAACGAGAAGGAGAGCAAGTGAGTGTAGGGAGTGTTGCGGCGCGCATCGCGCGCCGAATCTGCGACCAGGAGAACGTGGGCTACAGCCAGCCTGACCGGCGCACCTGGTACGCCAACGCCGACTGGCAGGGGCACGTGTCCTCGCCCCAGAACGCCGACTGCTCCAGCCTCGTGTGCGGAGCGATCTGCTACGGCATCCACGACACCTACGGTGCCGCCTGGGACCACGCCGCCCTGCCTGAAATCAATGACCATTGGACGGGGAACATGCGCCCCGGCCTCGAGGCCCGAGGCTTCAACGAGGTCCCGTGGAACGACTCGGACCTCACCCCTCAGGGCGGGTTCCGTGTCGGAGACGTGATCCTGTCTGCCGCTAACGAGGGCGGCCGGGGTCACGTGGTCATCGCTGTTGAGGACGGCAGCGACCCGCTCGTGTCTGAGGCATGGATCGCCGAGGATGGGTCGATCGACGGCTACCTGGGCGACTCCACGGGGCAGGAGACGCGTACGGTCCGCTACTCCAGCCACCCTCACACTCAGTCCGGGGCGTGGACGAGCTGCCACCGCTTCGATGAGGGGAAGTTCCTCCAGCAGTGGCCGGAGTTCTCCAAGGGCCGTCCCGCGCAGGCTTCCGCCCCGACGCCGGCGCAGGCGGCCACCTCGGCCCCGGCCGCGCCTCAGCACGCTCACGGCATCGACATCTCCAGTCACCAGTCGGGCCTGAACGTGGCCGCCTTGTGGGCCGACTTCGTGATCGTGAAAGCGACCGAAGACAATGACTATGTGAACCCGTACATGGTCTCGCAGGCCAACGCCACGCTTGGCGCCTCGAAGCGGCTCGGGTTCTACCACTTCGCCCGCCCCGGCGACGCGGCGGAGCAGGCCCGCTACTTCGTATCCGCCGCCGGCTCTCTCCGTGGCCAAGCCCCGCTCTCG